GACGAGAAGACCGCGGCGCTCCTGCGGGCCCTGTCAGATACGAGTCCGTGAGCGGGTGCGGGAAACCGCACTTGCGTTTGCTACTCTGGAGCCTAGAGAACCTAGGCTCCTTTCGTTTTTCAGCCTGAGACCGGGGCGCCTGAATGGCAGATGCTCGGACAACCAAGGCTCGTCGAGACCCGCCTGCAACGGGCTCTCGACGCGCGTCCGATACCCTCACAGGTCGGCAGCGGGCCTTCGTGCTCGAATATGGCAAGGATTTCAACGGAACCCAAGCCGCCATTCGCGCCGGCTACTCCAGGAAGACGGCGTACTCGATCGCCTGGGAAAACCTGAGAAAACCCGAAATCAAGGCAGAGATCGAGACCGAGTTCCGAAAGCGGACCATTGGCCTCGACGAGGTATTGGCGCGTCTCTCTGAGCAGGCCACGGCGAACATAGGCGACTTCGTTGTGGTCAATCCCGATGGTGACCGGATAGCGTTTGATCCAGAGATGCTCAAGGCGCACGGTCGCATGGTGAAGCGCGTCAGGGCCAAGACGACCGTGAAGTTCGACGCCAAGGGCGATCAGATCGAATACACCACGCTCGAGCTTGAGCTCTATGACGCCCAGCGTGCGCTTGAAACGCTCGGCCGACACATGGGCATGGTGTCGGGACGCGTTGAGGTGGACTGGCGCCTGGAGGCCGCCAAGCGCGGCATCCGTGCATCCGAGGTATTCGAGGCAATGGTGAACGAGTTGTCTGCACGACTACCGGAGGGCGGCGATTGAGCCTCCTCTGTCGCCTGCCGCAATGGAGCAGCTGGCGGCTGAGGCATGGGGAGAGGCGAAGCGGAGACGAAGGCGCGGCTCGGCTAATGCTTGGCTTGCCTTTCGTGATGATCCAGTAGCGTTCGTCCGCGACATCCTGCGCGGCGAGCCCGCACCTTACCAATCTGAAGCGCTGGAGAAACTGCGCGAGCGACGAAGGGCAGCAATACGCGGGCCGCACGGTCTCGGGAAGACCACCCTTGCGGCATGGGCGATCTTGTGGTTCGCCTGCACTCGGCCGGACGATACGAAGGTGCCCACGACCGCATCGGCCTGGCGGCAACTCAAGGAGTATCTCTGGCCCGAGGTTCACAAGTGGGTCCGCAAGGCGGACTGGGCAAAATGGGAAACACTTGGTGGACTGAGGCCGGAGATGCTGCAGGAGAAGCTGAGGATCGGAGATGGCTGTGAGGCCTTCGCCCTGGCTTCCGATACGCCCGCACTCATTGAGGGCGCGCACGGGGCGAACCTGCTCTACGTCTTTGACGAGGCGAAGGAGATCCCTGGAGAGACGTGGGACGCCGCCGAGGGTGCCTTCGCAACGGGCGATGCGTACTGGCTGGCGATTTCCACTCCCGGCCCGCGCGGTGGTCGCTTCTACGACATCCACCGGAAGGCCCCTGGACTTGGTGACTGGTGGGTGCGCCATGTGACGCTCGCACAAGCAATCGCGGCCGGCCGGATCAGCGCCGTGTGGGCTGAGGCCCGAAGGCAGCAGTGGGGCGAGACGAGCCCGGTATATCAGGCACGCGTGTTGGGAGAGTTCCCAGAACAGTCCGAGGACCAGCTCATTAGTCTGGCATGGGTTGAGCGCGCCAGGCAGAACGAGCTCTCGGCGGAGCTTGAGACCGAAGTTGGGAAGACGTGGAAACCCAACGCAGGCGTGGACGTTGCGAGGTTCGGAGACGATGACAGTGCCATGTTACGACGGGTAGGGCCAGTGGTCCTGATGGCCGAGACCTGGCACGGGAACGACCTGATGGCGACGACGGGGCGAGTAGTGGCCGCCAAGTTGCCGGCGAACGTCGATGTGATCGGCATGGGTGGCGGCGTCGTGGACCGCCTAAGAGAACTTAGGCACCCGGCTTACGGGGTGAACGTGGCAGAGGCAGCCAAGGACTCGGAGCACTTCCAGAATCTAAGGGCAGAGCTGTACTGGGAGATCCGCGAGCGCTTCAGAGACGACAAGATCGACCTGACGAGATTGAGCGAGCCCATGTACGACAGGCTCGTTGGGGAATTGACGGCGATCAAGTTCCAGTACACGAGTGCTGGCAAACTGAAACTTGAGGCGAAAGAAGATGCAAGGAAGAGATTGGGCAGAAGTCCGGATCTTGCCGACGCCCTCGTTCTGGCCTTTGCGCACGGGCGCGGTGGCGCCGCTGGACTTGTGTCTTTCTGAGGCTAAAGGCCAATGAGCATCTTTGACGCCCTCCTCCATCGGCTGGGCTACTCCAAGGCCAAGGGGCCAATGGCCGAGATGCTCCTTGCAACAGCCGATGCCCAACGCTTTTCGGTCCCCGATGGTTCGCTCTACACTGCGCAAGCCGAGTTCTTCAAGAAACTGACGTGGGTACACCTGGCGGTCTCCCTGTTGGCGACCTCCTGTGCGGCCGTCGACTTCACCGTGAAGAAGAGAGGGAAGGATGGCGACGAGGACATCCCGGATCATCCGTTCCTGGATCTCCTGCGACACCCGAATGAGATGCAGTCCAGGCTGGAATTCCTTGAGGCCACCTTCGCCTTCCGTGCGCTGACAGGCAATGCCTACTGGTGGCTGAACAAGGCCAGCGAGAACGCCCCCCCCGACGAGATGTGGGTCGTCCCCTCGAATCAGATCGTCCCTGTACCGGACGGGAAACTCTACCTGAAGGGCTACGCGTATGACCCCGGCGACGGGAGGACCATTCCGCTCGAGCCGTGGGAGATCGTCCACTTTAAGAAGTTCCACCCACTCAATCGCTATGTCGGCCTCTCGCCCCTCGAGGCGGCGGCAGTCGTGGCGACGAGCGACCTGGAGATGCAAAAGTGGAACGCGAGGCTGTTCGGGAAGTCAAACGCCAAGCTGCCCAGCATCCTGGCCTTCGCCGACTTCATCCCAGACGATGAATGGGAGAGGCTGAAGAAAGAGGCTCGCGACGCGTCCGAGAAGCGGGACATGATGATGCTCCGCAACGCCGGCAAAGGCGGCGTTGAGTGGATCCGGGCGGCGGCAACGCAGAAGGACATGGAGTTCATGTCGGGCCGCAAGATGAACAGGGACGAGCTCCTGTCCCTCTTCGCTCCGGGGCTTGCTTCGATGATCGACGTGAACGCCACCGAGGCGAATGCGGTAGCGGGCAAGGAAACGTTCATCGAGTTTTCGATCTGGCCGGCATTGTCGGCCGTCGCCGAGAAAGCCACGAACGACCTTCTGCCCCTCTATGACGAGGGCCTGATAGGCGAGTTCGACGACATTCGGATCACCAACCGGGTAGCGGATCTTGCGGAGCAGGCGGAGTACGCCAAGACTCATACGATTGACGAGATCCGCGAGCAGTATTACGGCGACGTTCCGATCGGCGACGAGCGCGGTCTGCTGCTGCCGGCCGAGATCACGAAGCCAGAGCCCGTGGTGCCGTTCGATGCACTTGCAGTAGAGCCGGAGACAGCCGAGGAAGTAGAGACGCCGGAGCCGGAGATGCTTTCAGCAGAGGAACTGAAGGAGCTGGAGGCCTGGGAGAAGTTCACCATCAAACGCTTGGGCAAAGGTGGACGGGCGTTCGAGCCTCATGTCCTCCGGGGCGCCGTCAAGGACCGCGTTGTCGCAGGTCTGAAAGAGGCGAGGACCACCGAGGCGATCCACGGAGTCTTCGTCCGGGAGAAGGGGGCAAAGGGGGAGCTCGCACCACTGGTAGAGGCACTGCTCGAGGCGGCCAAGGCCCTTCGAGAGACTGCATAGGAGGCACGCATGGCAATTCAACTGAATGTCCTGACACGAAACGCACGACTGGACTCCATTGAGAGTACCAACGGCGCATCGTGCGCGCTTGAGATCCGCACCGGGACACCGCCGGCGGACTGCGCCGCGGCCGGGACGGGGTCTATCCTGGTGACAATCAATCTTCCCGCCGACTGGATGGCCGCCGCTAACGCGGGATCCAAGGCCAAGGCGGGAACCTGGCAGGACGCTGGCGCAGAGGGCGCTGGTACCGCCGGGCACTTCCGCATCTACAACAGCCAGGCCACCAAGGACAACACGACCTGCTTCATGCAGGGGACTTGTACTGGCGGCGGCGACATGACGCTGGACAACTATGTCATCGCCGTTGCGCAGGTCGTGACGATCACGGGGTTCACGCTCGCGGACGCGAATGCCTAAGTAGATGGCCGTAAATCTGCACGCCACCCACTATCGTTTCGGCATCGAGCAATTGCTCGAAGCCACGCATGGCTGGCATGCAGCCCTTGATACCAGCCCCGCGCAGGGAGCGATCGCGAATGACGCCACCTTCCTGCTGCGGTTCACCGTGCAGGAAACGGGCGGGACTGCGGCCGGGAACACAGATCAGCGATTCCAGCGCAACCTGAACGGGGCGGGATGGGTCGACATCACGACCACTTCTGCCGTGGTTAAGGCTGTCCCGTCGGTGGCGTTCACGAACGGGCAGGCGTGTACGAAGCGTCTTACTGGAACCGGAATCTTTGAGTCGAGCGGTGCTGGGTGTACCGAGGACGGCCTCTCGGGCGGCCCCGCGAACGATATTGCCGCCAGCGGA